ATGTCTGGACTTATTAATCCACATGCGGCCCCGGAAGAAGCAGCCTATGCGCTGCTGATTGAGCTCGTTCGCGCCCAGCGCGTGCCGCAATATGAAGGCGAAATTTCCGGCCTGCTGGCGATGTACGACGAAGCCGTTAAACACTTTAAAGAGAAAGAGACCGAGCGTTAAGCGTGGACATCGTGGTGCGAGAAAAGCGTGACGCCTGCGGAAGCCGCGCAGGCGTTGGCTGGATAGCGGCTTGGGTCATCAGCTGCCGCGGTAGGTAGAGTATCCGTACTGACTGAGCAGCAGCGGGATATGCAGTTTTTGATTTTGCTTTGTGACATTGAAAATAACCGGAATCACCGGGAAGAACGTATTCATATTTTGGCTTTTAAAATAGTCACCAGTTTTAAACGTCACTTTATACACCCCCGGCTCCATATTCTCCGCCTGCGGATAGAGCGACTTAATCCGCCCATCGGCATCCGTTTTACCGGTGGCGATATGCTGCCAGCTCTCCCCCTGCTGTTTATCCAGCTCAATCTGCACCCCCGGTGAAGGGAGCCCGGTTTGCTGATTAAGAATGTGTACGCTGAGCGTCCCCTCTGGCGCCGCCAGCGCGCTGAAGCTGAGCAGAGAAATTACGGAGGCGATAACTAATTTCATAATCGTGACCTTATTGGGCAAGTGAAAGTGCCCTAACTATAGTCAGCGCGGCGGGGAAAAAAATTAAACTTTTTGTTATCAGTTTGAGTTGATGGGTACTGTCTCCACACACAACACGCTGAACCGGTTTCCTCGTAAGAAGAGGAAGTGTCTTATGAGTAGGTAGCCCCGTGCTCTTAGTAACAGGATACGGTGACACTAAGTCTATCAGGCAGGGGAAATAGATTTGCTGGTTTCAAATATCACAAGGTAAAAAGATATACGCCGTGGCCTCTGCCACCTCTACCAGAACAGTGCTTACTGCAAATGGGCTGCAGTATTCGAAATAATCATTTAATATTATTTAAACTACTATTCCAGTGTAAGTAATCACCTGGTTCAGATATTGATCGTTATCATTGATTCTCTTGTCGCCACGCCTTAACCATCTCCTTTGTTACCTCTTTCTTGTAGCAAATAGGTGAGTACCCACCAGCTTTGCTCCAGGCACTGCGGCCACCGCACGAGCTGCCGTTCCGGGCGGTATTGAAGGGACAGGCACAAGTACCGGGGTAGGATGCGACAGAGTCATCAATAATCCTTTGACTGACCTGATCATCGCTTAAGGAATTCGATTTGGCGATGGAAATATCTGATGCAAAGACGCACACAACAGCGAATACGGAGATGGCGACGAATTTGATGTTCATTCGGATCTTTCCAGGCAGTGGATGAACATCGAGGGTATGCTTTCAAATAGTGTTCAATATTGATCTATAACAACTGTACTTCACGCCAGCTTAAAATGCGATATTTAACCCAGTCAGACAGAACCTAAATCTATAATGACTATTAGCCTGTTACCGGCAACATATTTTCACATTCCTGCAGAGCGCTTATTCTGCACTCAGCTATAACCAGCATTAACCATTCTGTTCGATATTACAGAGCAGTAATGCTGTACTCTGACTGGCCATCGTCCGACAGATACTACAAGACATTAGAATCATCGAAATGGTCCGTCGATATGCTCACCTGGCACCTAACCATTTAACTGAGCACGCACGTCAAATTGACTCAATTTTTGCAAATTTTTGCAGAAGATGTCCCAAATATGTCCCACAAGGAAAAATCAGCGACTGGAGGAAGTTGATAAGTGATTGATTATTAAATGGCACGCCCTACAGGATTCGAACCTGTGACCTACGGCTTAGAAGAAAGTAGAGCGTTAAATAACACACTGTAATCACACATTTTTTCCGCGTTCGCATCCGGTTTTGTGTCGTTTCGTGTCGTTTGAATACATCCCTGTCTTTATCGTGCATTCCTGTCACGCCACATCTACGACACAGCAGCCACGAGCTGACAGCAACTAAACAACCGCATTGTCCTGGCGCACATCGCAGATAGTAAACGTCACTACACCGATGACAGTAACATCGTCCAGGGCCTCGCCCTCGATCGCTTCGCCGTCTTCAGTAATCAGAGACCTACCTCTCAACGTGGCAAGCTCCGTCCCGCCGCCGTGCTGTATAAGCAGTTGGCTACCCTGCTTTGGCTTCAGGGAGATATCCAGTACAACGTAACCACCAGAACGCTCGAAAACTAGCGTGTTTGGACCTACATTGCAGATCGAGTTAACAGACAGACGCTGCTCAACGTAGTCCGTCGCGGGTGAAGGAAACCCCATCAGATGACCCTCCCCATGCTGGCCATCATCCACAGCCTGTTTTCGCTATGGTCCGGCGTCTTATCGACGAAATACGTCTGCTCACGTGCGATCCAGGAGTTAGCTTCCACCTCTGATAAGTGGATGCCGCGCCGGCGAAGCGCAGTAACGAAGTCGCGGGTGTGAAGGTACTGGAACCCCTTGGAACTGCGCAAAATGGATTCGCGGAAAGCCGCGGCGATATCCGACTGTCGAAGCATGATCTGCCCTCCTGAAATACTGGTCATGCATACAGTAATTTCATTCAGGAGGCAGATCAAAGAGGCTGCGGCTATCAATTTTCATGACAGCCGCTTTCTGGTCAGCTCTTCGGTGCGTTCCAGATACCTGCCTGTACTCCAACCGTATTACGCATCCAGTTCATCACCTGAACCATCCCAGCCGAGCCAATATCCTGGTTGTAAAGCACCAGGGAAGAAATGCCGATCTTTCCCGTAAACCGGTTGTCAAGATAGGTGGCACCAATGCGTAATGTACGGACGTTTGTGATAACTTATGAGTTTGCGGTGAGGTTACACAGAGTGTTCTCCATTAATGCGTTTTCAATGTAATCCATAGCCGGAGATGTGCCACCACCTATCAAATTATTTTAAAAATTCCTAGAAGGATGTTATCCTCGCTGGCATTTCCATAATCACCAATTATTAACCAGAGTTTTATAATGATAAAGAACATTCAGATACTTAGAGCTTTAGCAGCATTATCGGTTGTCGTCTATCATATATGGCAAAAAACACAGGCCTACAATATTGGCATTGACTATAACTTATCCTTCCTTAGTTCAGGCGTAGATCTTTTTTTCATTATTTCAGGTTTTATTATGGTCTACATTCAAGATCGAAAAAAAAGAACTTCCTTTGAATTCCTAAAAGAGAGATGCATAAGAATCATACCGTTATACTATTTTTTTACATTCCTTATAACTTCTGTATTTATAATCAGCCCACAGGTATTTAATGAAAGAGTTTTTCATTTTAGCGATCTGTTATCGTCACTATTCTTTGTCAACTTTTTATTTGGTAGCTACCCAGACCCAATAGTACAACAAGGATGGACTCTTGAATATGAAATGATTTTCTATATCTTGTTCTCAATTTCGATAACTGCACATAAAATCAAAACAGCTATATTTATCACAGCAGCACTTATTGTATTTTTGTTAGTTTTTGGAATGAGTGACATAATGCTAGAATTTATATATGGCATGCTGGTTGCATACTTATGCAAAAATATAAAAAAAGTGGCAACCATCCCATTATTACTTTCCTTAATTGGTGTTGCTATGCTTATGGTGGATAAATTGAGTATATATACTCAATTTAGATCAATATATTATGGATTACCATGTCTTTTAATTTTCATTGGACTTTTGCTAACAAAAGAACTGAACCTAAAGAAAATTGAATTCATCGGAGATGCCTCATACTCTATATACCTATCACATTTTATTGTAATACCTGTAATTTGCAAAATATTTGTCAAGTTTTACCCATCACCATCTACATCGCAAAGTTATTTGTTGTTTCTCATTTGCTTTGTTAGCAGCGTGACTTCCGGAGTCATTGTGTATAAGTACATAGAAAGCTATTTAACAAGGACGATAAAATCATTTTCCATAAATAAAAAAATCACTTCCAATTCTAATTAATAATGAAATGCCAGGTAAAACCTGGCATTTCATTATATTTTTCAATTATTTAAATTGAATTAACGAGTCATAAAACCCTACAATGCCAATCTCGTTACCATCCCGCATTCCTTTCAGCGAGTAATTTTCTCCATCATCTGATTTAGTTAGCACTGGAGCCTCAGTTACAGTTATTTCCATCCCCGGAACGGGGACGATAACGTCCCCGACCTCCAGTTCAATAAATTTTTTAGTAGCCATATCAACCTCAATCAGTGGGCCGGGCGAAGACGCTCAAACGTGACATTCAGGCGACGCGTTCCGGATGGCGGAGCACTGCCGAACGTAATACCGAAATAGGAAGTTCCCCTAGTGTCATCTAAATATCTGACCGTTGTCAGCCAGTCGGGAACAACCGAAACAATACGGTAATTGGCATCCGTTACCTCTTCTGGTAACGAGAGCGTAAACACAACGGTAGTCCCATTACCCGAGATATTGTACACCTGCGTTCTGGAGACGATATAGCCCTGGGAGTTTCTAATCTGCGGGTCGGCAAGAGTAGCGCCGCCATAGCTTATTTTTCCGTCGCCAGAAGAGTCTTGGAAATGGCATTCGCCAAGTAATAAGTTACCGATAGTGCCAGAACTACCACAGGCGATATCGTAACCGGCATTCCCATAAAATGTGGTTCCGGAAATATCAGGTCGGTAGCACCCCGACAAGTTTGATTGTAAATCAATACCGTTCCCGGTGCTCGTCTTCACAGTACCAGTTTCGTTGTCAGTATATTCCTGTTTTACACTATTTGTAATACTACCATCCCTGATTTTAAAGCCGACAAACCCAGAGCAGTATATACCGCTACCGCAGGCATCAATAGTTGGATTGATAACAGAGCATCTTGTCAGGGAGCCAAGGCTACCTACCCCAGAACGTTTACAGTTCCGGGCAGTTGGATTAATTATATGACAATTATCAATCCCATTTTCCCCCATATAGAATCCGTCCTGACAACCTACTGATACGCAATCTATAAACCGCGTATTATAACAGCCATTCATATCGCAGCCATTGTCAACACATGACTCACAATAGGCGTTAGTGACGGTGTGGTCTTTACACTTCCCATTAGCAATCCCAATAAAACCTGCACGATATACCTTATCGTTGGTTGAGCTGCACCCTTGCGTTTGACCTAAAGTATCCGCTCTAAACTTAATACCATTAGACCCCGTGTCTCTAATATCGTTGAACGCGGATTCATGACGCAGACAGTTAGTTACATATTGCCCGGCCGCAGTTTCTACCGCCCCACCGGTGATATCACGTATTGTTGAGTTTTTGCAAAAGGTGTCTTCGCAGTTTTCAAAATACGCCCCGTAGCTGTTGAAATCACGGATATCAACACTATCAACCCCCGCATTGGAAACGCCAACAGCACTTATACAACGACGTATCGATGATTGATTCGCGGAGTTTCCCCTCAAGCGGCCTTTTCTATTATTTGCCTTGATTAACGAATCGGAGGGCATGATAAACATATGCGCCGATGCGTTGGCTTTGTGGGTGACTGTCTTATAGTCAGCTATCCTGATTGTTATTCCTGATGGAACAGCAATTGTATCAACCACACAACTGACATCGACAATTACGACGCCTGTAGTTTCTGCGGCTTTAGCAAACGCTTTCGCAAAAGCCAGAGTCGCATCTGCGCCTTTTGTAACTTTGTAATCCGAGATCCTTGGTGATGCATTTTGGATGTACTTACCGACAGAAATATCGAGAACCGTGTTGACTAAATCAGCGCCCAACCCCTCGTCGCTTGAACCCAGGTTTGAGCGAAGAGCCGCATCACCGATGTTTGACCATTTCCCTGTGGGGTTTGCAGCCGACCATACACCGCCATCGTTCTCAGGAGAATCCCCGGCAATGACGTGCTCAAGCTCACCAAGGTATTTGTACCAGGAGCCATTGTAGTAGACGATCTGCTGGCGATTATCTACAGCCAGACCAACAGCCCAGTTGCCAAGCTCCTGCCAGCCGATAGCTGCAACTGCCTGCTCGCCGCGACCAGTGATGTAGTCTATAAAACGGTTGAAGATCATCTCCATGCCGTGCCAGGTTTTGCGCAGTACACCAAAGCGATCAGGTAATGATTCCGATTCCCGGCCATTGACTAACTTATCGAGGTTAGTTGCATTCTTAAGCAATACCTCTGGTGATGACGAGCCAAGTTTTTCGATGTTGGCCATACATTGTGCTCCAAAAATGAAAAAACCCGCCGAAGCGGGTGAATTGATTTTTTTGAAATTGCTAAGCTACGTCGCCAGGGTATGTAGCGTCGTCGTATGCGTAAAAGATTTCTTTATATTCCGGGGCTGTGACCTGGCAAGTACAGTCATCAGACGGGACAATTTCCTGAACGATACCGTGCCGCGCCCCCTTCTCACTGTCACAAAACAACAGGCGAGGTAATTCAACATCCGGATCATCCATAATCCAGTCTTCCGGGTGCAGGTCGTCGTTGTACGGTATAGTAAGGGTGAAGTCATCGACACGTGTCGGCGTTAGCAAACGAGTCGACGGCCGCCCCCCCTGAAACTGAATCCAGCAGCGCGGATTAGCATAGCTCCAGTCAAGAAGCTCAGTGACTGTTAACGTGATAACTTCATCATCGAATGTCACGCCTTCTATCAGACAGCTGATTGTTTTACCCGTCGGAATATCATCAGAAAGAATGATGTGATCGCCAAACTGATAGCACCAGCCAAGAAGCTCAGTTGTGCATTCATAGGTCCTGCGCTGGTGCAGATATTTCATGAGCCTGCGCATACCTATCCGGTAAGCACGATCTGCAGTCATTACAATGCCCAGCGAGTACGACTCCACTTTGCGTGGCACAGGATTATCAGCTGTCCGACACTGAACGATTTCCTCCGCCCAGGTAACCGGATTAATATATGTGACGTCAACACCATCATAATCATCATCAGAAGGGGCCCTGAATGATGTCTGCATTTCCTCTACCGTATCCTGGGGAGTGATGATCCCGGTCCAGGTTTTGATACCTTCGCGCCCGGCAGATAAGAGCCCATCTGATAGCAAAAAATAGCTCATGCCTGCTTCGGTGATTTTGTCGAAAATATCTTTCGCTGAAGCACTGTCGCTGCTTGCCTCATAGTCAAAATATTCTCCCCTCGGCGTCCACCAGGCAGTTTCAAGAGCATTTATTGCAGAGGTGTCGAGCTGATTAGCATTAAATCCAAGACTATTTGCCACATGACGGAATGCGCCGCTTATAGTTCTGTTACCTCCCCCCTCATATTCACGGGTAGCGACCACGCTGACGCGCCTGTCAGACTGTGCCGCCAGCTTCCCTCCGGTTTCAACGGTAATTGCCCAGGTTGTTACACCTGAGTAGGATACCGGTCTTGCCAGAAGCCTCCCTCTCAAAGCCTGCCAGTACATATTGTCGCGCGAGTTATTACTGCCCTGCTCATTGCGTCGACGACAGCGAACTTCCACCAGCCCCGGAGAACTGAGGGTGATCCGCTCAGTGAAACCTAACCCGTTGATGTTTTTCAGCGCGTACTCGCCCTGGTGACTCACCCATCCTGATCCGGAACCGTAGACGCGATACTGAATCTCCCACTCAACATGGCGAATGCGTTTTTTCCCCTTACTGTCAAAGCCGCAGATACCGTTCGGGAAAGAGAAATTCACCTCGAACATATCCACGGTCTCATTTTCAGGGCAAACCAGGAACGGCCCCAGCCAGCTCAGCGTGTCGTTAAGACCAGTGGCCTCATAGTCGATCATCGTCCTGGCGGTGAATCCCGGCCACGACTCATCAACGGACCCATTAACCAGGCGCACCACTGTTGCCGTTGTGCCGTCGGCAGAGACGATCTGGTACTCATTCCCGCGGTGAGCCAGTGAAAGCCGTTGCACACCTTCAGGCATGCCCGAGAATGCGGTTCCCGTAGTGCTGTTATACGCAAGCGTCACGTTTGCCGTTACCGCCGGGCTGCCGCCGGTTGATGCCGTGCCGGAGGTGTAAACCGGGGCATCACCGAAAACGGCTGCAGGCAGCGAGGAGGATGTGATTGCCCCACCAACGAACGGACTGGCCGCCTCGGTTATCAGTACGGTACCGCCGTTGTCCCGTGCGACCAGGCCGGAGCCAGTGAGCCCCTCGGTGATAGCCGCCAGCAGTCCCGACATCGAGATGTAGTTCGCTACCAGCGACACCGTATAGGTGGTGCCCTGCCATGTGATCATGAACGTACTGGAGCTGTTCGAAAAATCGTAGGTGACGGGAGCCGCACTGGCCTGAATTTTTGCTGCACTGCCACCCTCGCCAGGCACAGCATCCTGACCCGGGGTATAGGACGCAATGACGAGGTCATAATCAACACTGTTGAAACTCAGCGTCACCGGCATACCCGCTACGGGAGCAAGTTCGGTAAGCAATGAGCTGGCAAAAACACTGTAACCAGAAGAGGTGGAGATCAGATAATTTGTCGGCGCCTTAATTTCAACTATGGCCCCCGTTATCCAGCTGTCCGGGAGAGAATTATCGTCCTCGTCGTCATCGTCACCATCATCCGTATCAAGGCCTGTAAAGGTTACGGATGCACCAGAAACCGTCATGCTGTCAGCGATAATATCGTCGGAATCAGGTGAGGTCTGGGCCATATCCAGCCCTGTTCCGCTTGATGTTCCGCCGACTTCTGTCGAGTTGAACCAGTTTTCACTTCGCGGATCAGAAGATACGTCTTCTCCTGGCTGGTACACCTTATCGCTGAAACCATCACCCAGCGAGGCTGCCGGGGTTTCTCCAATCCGTTTATCTCCTCCCGTAAACGAAAATCTCCCCTGCCCGACACAAAGAAACATTTCGACCGTCATTCGCGTTGGATCATCGGGGTCAAAACGGGTAACCGGCTGCACCAGATAATCAGGATAGATGCGGCATCGACCAAACACCTCACGTATCGGGTCACCCAGTTTTGCCGTGTTAGCTTTTGCTGGATTAAGCTCAAGTGAGCGACCACTCCCCGATGAATAACCACCGAGATCGACTTTCGGCCCGAAGAACAACGAGTAGGCTGCGCTGGCAGCTGATATCGCAACAGAAACCCAGACAGCAATTTCCAGCCCCGTTCCGTAGGGAACAGGATAAATTCTGACATCACTGTCAGGGCTCAACTGGCAAAGCGGCCACTCATCGGGAGGAAGTGTGCGGCCATTTAATTCAACGGCAACTGGGTGCGATCTGTCCTGGCTGTACCCAGGAACATTTCTGACCATCCATTGATGCAGCGTAATATTGCCGTGCTCATGAGTTTCAAGCGGTTCTCCGGGGAGCCGGGAAGGGTAGATTCTTATCGTCATTGCCAGAACTCCACACGGTTAAACCGACGGACAAATCGCGGAAGAGGTAGAAAGGTGACATTGGTTCCCGGATTACATTCGGCAACCTGCAACTGGCCATCCAGCAAAACAACGATACCAACATGCGTCACGGTTGATCCTGAATAACAAGCAACCCCGGCCCCGATACAAGGCTCACAGCGTGTGAGGGATTTCATAAACTTCCTGGCCTCACGATCGAGCCCTCCCTCATCTTTCGTCACGCCGGAAAAATCCGGCCATAACGGGAGAAGGAGATCGCCGCGGATTTCATTGATAATGCCGAAACAGTCGAGCTCAGGATAAACGCGCCCGCCCTTCAGCCATTTGACCGAAAGGTATTTATCAGAATGGAACATGTGAATACCTCAGGAAGACATATAACGAAGACCGGGATGTTCAGCCAGGTTATAACGATTACGCGGCCAGGCCGTTTTAAGGATGTTCATATATCCGGCAGTTACCTGCACCGCAGTTGCCGTCCACGATCCGGATTTCACATCAAGGGTGTAAGGCGATGCCGCAGGTGCAGATAAATCAGAGGAGATATACCGCCGAAAAGTCAGTGTTGCCGATTTCATTTCGTCCAGAATTCTGTCAATCGTATCGGATACGACACCATCGATGTTACTGATGGAAAATTTCAGATCTTGCGTTCCGTCGGCATTCCTGGCAGGCAATGCTATATCGATAGCACACCCTTCAAACGTTACCTGCTGCCCGTCTTCTAACGAGGCAGTAATATTGTCCCACCCGCGGGTAAGCCAGTAGTTCTGATCACCTGCCGTGATCTGCAGCGTGTCGTGAATGACTTCAGAGCCGCTGCTTGCATAAAGTTGCTCAAGAATTGTCATGCTCAGGCCACTCTCTGTTTAGCGCAATATCCAGTAACGACTGACCAGCCAGCCATTCCGGGTAATTCCCCCATCCTGTAGGCGGTAACGGACGCTCCCATAACTCCAGCGTTGCGCTGTACTGCCAGTATTTTGGCGCGACAAGTGTCGGACCTTCGTAAATATCAATGAACCTGGCTTTGTAGGGCTTTACCCCGATCGGAGTCTGGAGCCTCAGATAGAACCAGGACTGTCCGTCTTTCAGTGCGTCCCTGAAAAAGGCCTCAAACACCTGCGCCAGCGCATCAGTCTGAAAAATCCATTTAACCGAGGCATGGGTGGGTGTTGAGGTGTATCGCCGCCTTTGCCTTGCTCGACCGGACGTCATTTCCGTTCGCAGTAAAGGTGAGATGGGCTTAAAACCGTACCCGTCCATAAGAGGCATGGGCAGGTACTCATCCGGATAGATAATATCCGCCATTAACTTTCCCTCCGGGCAGTCTATCTTGGTTTTTTGGGCTGTAGATTGGAGTAGATGGCGCGTCCGAATTTCTTCTGGGGGTTATTTACTTCAGCAGTGAGTGTGTTGATGATGCGTCGCTCCAGTGCAGCATTCCTTCGATCTACTGCCAGCATTGTTGCGTCGTCAGGTTGCCCGCTAAACGTGCTACGGGCATCAACACTGACCGCGATTCGTGGTTGCGCCTCAATCTGCCATGCAGCATCCTGGACTGCCGGTGACTCACGTCCAACCGCACGAACCCCCAGCGAACCATCAGCGCCACGGGTAAGCGGCATGATGGCTTCGGGCCCGGCCTCGCCGAATACACCTGCCCCTTTCGCAAACGCAAAATATTGGGGAGTGCTGTAAACACCATTGCTGTAGGCAGAAAGTGACGGAGAATCGTAAACGCCTCCGAGAGCGTTAAATGAAAAATTAGCTCCCGCGCTTTGAATAGCGGTACCACTACTTGCCGCACCGCTGGCACCGCCGAAAAGACTACCGAACAACCCACCCGCTCCGCCGCCAAATGACGCCATAATTGCTTTGGTGATTAACGCCTGTGTTGCCATCTGGATCAGCGTCTTAATCACCGTTTCGCCCAGGGAAGAGAAAATATTAGACATCCCATCTTTAAAAGAAGCAGCGCCTGTCAGGACGTTTGTCAGGTTGTTAGAGATAGAGTTTGTGGTGGCATCCAGAATCTCGCTGGTTGCAGTGGCAGCCATTGAACTCAGATCAGAAGCCTGATCGGCATAGTTCATCAGGGAATCGCTGATTCCCGCGCGCCAGTCTGACTGCTGTTCATCGGTTTTTTTGTAATACTCCTCCTGAATATCCAGGCGTTCGGCAAGCGCCGTTTTAAGCGCTTCCGTTTGCTTTTTATACAGGTCTTCGGAAATCTGCCCACGACTGAAATCACGCTGTAAATCACGCTGCTGCCTCAGAAAATCAGCGCGAATATCCGCCATTTCCTTCATTCGATCACGGGCTTTATCCCCTTGTCCCGCGCCGAGTAAATCGATATTCCCCCTTTCCCGGGCGGCAGCATTACTGTCGGCCAGACCTTCGCGGAATGTTTTTAACTGTTCAGCGATATTTTTCTGATCAATAAGCGCAGCATTGTGTAGCAATGTTTCCTTTTTGGATTTTTCAAGCGAAGATAATTCCCCCTGAGTAACCTGATATTTCATCTTTGCCAGTTCAGTGTTTTGGCTGGAAAGAGCAATTTGCTCCCGTTGCTGTTTAATCAACCGGGTATAGGTATCTTCGGTTTTCTCCGCCTCGGTTTTCCCATGCCTTCCTTTTGGCTTGGGTTTATTTTCCTGGTTGTTTCTCCATTCATTCAGGCCGTTATTAATCAACTCCTGCCGTCCGGTCTGAAACTGAGGATCGTTAGTTAACCCCAGGTCATCCGCAGCGTAACCCAGTCGTGCGCGTTCTTTGTCCTCTCCTTTGAGTTTTGAAAGCGCCAGGTCACGGCGGCTTTTTTCCAGTGCAGCCGTTTGCTGGGTTGTCAGGTCTACCTGTGGTAAGCGTAGTGGTGCGTTTACCAGCCCCTGCCGGGCCATGAGGAGATTATTTCCGAGACCCAGCAAACGGTTAAATTCAGTATGCTCACCGTTCATCATTAATAACGATTGATATGCTGAATTCTGTTCTGCGGCCTGCTGCCGGATTAATGCTATTCTCCTGTTCTCTATCCCTTCCAGTACCGACTGGATCGACTCAGACTTAGCCTGCATCTGAGTCAGCCTCTCCTGTTCAACGGCCAGAGCGGAAGTCGCTTCTTCCAGACTACGGGTGACCGTTTCAACCGAAGTAAGGTGGTTTATCATGAAACCGCCACTGGTTGTCGGCCCGGGGTTGGACAGAACATACTGATAACCCGCAATCTCTTCCTTCAGGCTTTTTACTTTTGATGCCTGTGCATCAACAAGACGGTTTTGCTCCTCCAGCACCTGACGGGTTTTGGTCTCATTATCAGAAACTTCGGGCAGGGACATTGATTTTGTCTTTTCACGGACTGCATCAATGGTGTTTGCATATTCCTGAGCGGATAATCTGGCCTGTTCCTGATTCTGGTACATCGTGTACCAGGCACCGGCACCAAGCAGAACCAGCCCTGGAATACCGCCAACGAGGCTTAATGCTCCCCCCATGAGCCGCGAACCTACAGCAGTAACCGAGTTCAGCGCAGTCTGAGCGGATACTCTGGCCTGAATATTACGGTTAAGTGACTCCTGCGCCAGTGAGAGCCGTTTTTCTGCGGCGGCCTGCGCGTCTGTACCCCGCGCCGCTGCCAGTGCCTGCTGGGCACGATAAACTGCAGCACGCGCGCGAGCTGTCGAAACCTGCGTCCCTCTGACCTGGGCTTCAGCTAAAGCTACTTCACTTTTTGCGGCGTTAATAATCCCAGCCGTTGCAGAGCTGGCACCAAGAGCCATATTTCCCAAATATCGGGCTGCGCCAACGGCAACAAGCGCTCCGGCAGCAGTGGCGACCTGATCAATATTGTTGGCTACGCCATCAAGTAATCCGGTCAGGGTATTTGTGGCGCCACTAGCTTCATTAGCTCCACCGACCCATTGCATAAAAGCGTTTTCAACTTTTGTTGCCGACGATGAAACAGTCTGCGGCAATTCACCATATTCATTCCGTAGCTTACCAAGCTGGCTGATGAGGGCTGGCACTACTTTATCAATGGTTAACTGCCCCTGATCCGCCATAGATTTAAGGTCTTTACGCGCAACCCCCATCCCTGCCGCAAGCGACCGTATAACCCTGTCGCCGCTCTCGTTGACTGCATTGAATTCTTCACCTCTCAGCACGCCCTGCGCCAGAGCCTGGCTAAACTGAGTGATGACCGAACTGGACTCCTGAGCATTCGCGCCAGAAAGTTTTAAACCAGTAGAAATAGCCTCAGTAATATCCAGCACCTGGCTAGAGCTGTAACCATATTCCCGCATTGAGGCTGCTGAACGGGAAAATAAATTAGCGTTGTCAGAAAAAGATGTGCCCGTTTTCTGGCTGATATCCATCAGCTGTTTTTGAGAGCTGGTAAAATCATCAGTTGACTGAGATGCCTGTTTTAAGCGGGCGTTTACTGAATTCCATTCATCAGCCAGGGATATCAAATGCCCCGTAGCAAAAGCACCAGCAAATGCCCCGGTCAATCCAAGTGCGGTAGCCTTTGCTGACTCCATCTGGTCAGTTAGCTCTGCAACAGAACGGCGAGTTTCCCGAACTGAAGCTGCAGCCTGCCTGCCGCCATTCTGCATTGTCTTATAATAGTCAGCCCCCATACGTGACGCGCGGGCTATCTCGGTCTGGAATGACTGAGAGTTAGCAGAAACTTTAATGATAAGTTCACGCAGGGTTGCCATTTCATTTCCTCAGAAACGAAAAGCCCCACATTGTGGGGCTTTTTTATGATTTCAATATTATTAAATTAAACCAGCTTTTTTCCTTGCTTCTTCCAGATAATCTTTTTCTGGTTCCTCTTTTTTATGAGCAAGTGCAATCAGAAGATCAATTTGAGCACTTTGCTTTTCAGAGATTTCTTTAAGCATAGCGATCTGATCATTAGCTCTTACGCTTCCTCTGTTCAGGAAATACCAGATAACAAGATCAATAAGGCGAGCAAAAACAAATAATAATATCCAGCCAGTAGTAGTCATTTAAAGCACTCCGTGTGTCAAAAAAACAACATAACACCTGTTATGAGTGGCATCCACACGAATTATCACTGGCTATGCTGACGCAGCCAGCAGTGCCGCTTCCAGCCCTGCAAAGGGATCGCCGCCGTCGTTTACCTCAATCTCTTCTGTGCTCCACTGAAGCTGAGCATCTTCAATGGTGACTTTAACGCCCTGCGCTCCGTAAACCGCAGATACCAGCTGAGCATTGAGGATATCGCCGCGAATATCGCCGATTGGGCTGATACGGTCGTACTCAGCCCACATCCTGAATTCGCCAACCGTCATGGTTTGTCGCAGTTCGCCCAGCGTGCGGCCCATCCGGAGCGCCAGCGCCATCAGGAACTGCATGCCAGGCATTTTTACTTTGCTTTAGCATCATCCGCGTCACGAATGAGATCAAGTGCCTGCTTCAACAGCCGGGAATGCACAGGGCCATAGATCGCTTCAACCTGTTCGGTGTCATCGACAGTAAAGACGGGCTGCAGGTCGGTATCCAGCAAAATATCGATGAAAAGCGTGACGTCGGCCCGCATCGTGCGGAAGGCTCGTTCTGAAGGGGTCAGTTCTGGTGCCTCCTGGGGCTCCTGCCCTTCCGGTAGTTTGGGTGGTTCCGGGCTGGCAATGCCCTGCCAGCGAATCCAGGCTTCTGCTGATGGCTCACGAATGATGACTTTGGCGTTATCCCACTCCGGAACGGAGACTTCTTTTTTACGAAAGCCCGCCATCGGTGCCAGTGCCAGTGCTTTAAGACTCGGTTTTGACATTAATTTTATCGCCGGTCTCCCGGCGCTCCGTTAATTGATTGTGACGGTGCAATCAGAAGAAGTGATCACAGTGCCATCGGCATCAGTAACCACGCAGGAATAAACCCCGGCATCACCGGATACAGCGCTGGCTTTCGTAAACGTTGCGCTGGTCTGGCCGCTGACCGTCGAGGTGCCCTTTTTCCAGGCGTAGGTATAAGGTGCCGTACCGCCCTGGACGACCACGCCCATGGTCAGGGCGCTTCCTGCCGCGACCGTTTGGGACGCCGGAAGGTCAGTAGCAAACGATAGAACTCCTGGGGCGTTAATATTGGTGGGTTTACCTTTCAGACGCAGCGAGAACGTTGCAGCAACCACGCCATTGGTTTGAGAATCCCAGGTGTGCTGACGTACCTCAGCGCGCATCAGGAATCCATTACCAGACGGGAAAATAACCTTAAACCCATAAACCCCGTCGTTATCATATGCTGCACGAAGTGCATCCTGCGCCGGGTTGCGGTAGAAGTTACCGGAAAGTGACATTTCAGACGGAGCAGGAAGGCCGTTGATATTTTCCGTTTCATCCGAACAGAGCGTTGTCACGTCAATATCGTTTTTCTGACCAGCGGTAAAGCTTGCCTGTTTGATAGTGCAACTCAGGTTTAACCAGGTTGCGGTATCCAGCTCTGCCGCGGTGACCGGCACAGAGGTAATCATTACTACCGTTTTTTGGGCACGTTCAAATAGTGCTGACATCGCAGCCTCCATAAATGAAAAAACCGCCAGCGGCGGTCGGATTGGATTGGTTTTTGTCAGGCAATGACCGTTATTTCGAGGGTTGCCCGATGAAGATGGGTTGTCGTGTCGTAGCCAGGAATTTTTGTCACCTCGACAGGTGAAAGAACCTGCAGGCGAGCCAGGGCGTCCAGGCGTAACGCTCTGGCTTCGTCATTCGTTTCAGCCCATACATCAACCTGAATGCGCAGTGTCGACTCTGCCTGGCCGCAGAAAACATCCCCGGCAACATCAGTCGGTATCGAGAAAATGACATAGGGAGTGGAAACTGCAGGAAGTCCGTCGCTGCCTAGCGGTACCACATACGGATAAACCCGCCCGTCTGCCAGCGTCGACAGCAGGTCATAGAGATCATCCTCTGTCATTTTGATAACACCTCATCGATAGCCTGATTCATCCGCTGCATCGCCACCTGCGTAGCTTCTTCCATGCGGGTATCAAAAGCTGGGCGAACAAACGGATGTGCAGGCGCGGTAGATGTCCCCAACTCCACGAAGCGCCAGTAAAACGCATTCCGCTTGTTGCTTGCCTTCATTGTATTGTCGCTGTTCCCCGTTCGCGGGTTAACGCCACGAATATGCACCCCAGATGAAATTTCACCGCGACGGCGACTTTTCTGGGTGACGACAACAACGTTTTTCTTCAGTTTTCCGGATTTCTCAGGAGCGCGATCAATCACCTCCTCGCGGAGCAATTCGGCACCAGCACGGGTCGACTCCCGGAGAACTTTATTATTTTCGGCCTTGCTGAGCGTTTGCAGATCGCGGGCAATATCCTGCAACCCGGAAAAATCCAGATTCACATCAATCATTTTTCGGTCCCCTGTTTGCAGAGAATTTCCAGCCGGGTACCTTTTATATCCGGAACCGGAGGCCCAGTGACATTCAGGACCGCATCTTTGTATGGGCCATTCAGTACTTTCAAACGGGAAGAAGCTGAGATGTCTGTACGAAAACGCACCCAGACGCGAATGGTGGCATCAGCACGCTCAACGCCAGCGGCTAGCAGCTCCCTACCGCTGATCCCTTTAACCTCGGCCCAGATAGTTTTTCCATCAGTCCAGCTTTCTACCGGCTGGCCGGAAGGTGTTTTTGATATTGTGAAGTTCTGAATAGTGACGCGATGCCGTAATCGTCCTGCCTGCATAATTCCTCCTAGAGCGGAATATAGCGGTACGGCTCTATCAGTGATGTAAAGCCAAATGGGATGCTGGTTTTTGCTGCGTCTGACGACTCTTCTCTGTTTTCATACCAGTGCCCGACAAGCAGCATCAACGCCAGGAGAATGTCGTCAGCAATCACCAGCCCGTCTGGATCAGTTTCCGGCACTTCGTCTTCATAAAGATGGCGGTTGATGAAGTTCTCCGCCTTTCGGCGCGCAGCACCATAATAGAGCGTAAGCACCTCATCTTCCGTGGTGTCGTCGATATCAATCCGGCACTGAGCCCGTAACTTCTCAATCGTTGTGCTCATGTATTTTCCCTGGCCCGCAGCGAACTGCGGGCATAAAAAAACCGCCGGAGCGGTGGAGGTTGAAGCTGATTGTTGCCTTAGCCGCCAGATGCCGGTTTACCCACCAGCGCCTTAATCGCGCCAGTATCTTCCAGTACGCAGTCGAAGCGGTGGAAGGCCAGGAAGCCAGTCTGATCGTACTCTGCGTAGCGCTCAACCAGTCGTTTCAGCGTCATGTAAGTGACGCGACGAACGATAAAGCGGTTAAAATCGCCGAAGTAGGCAAATTTGGCACCAGCCGCGATATCAGGAATAGCCTGGTCAACGACATACGGCACCTGCAGAACAGTGGCAGGTGCGCCACCGATAATGTTCGGTAACCAGAGCGGGCGGCCCTGTCCGTCCTCCATTTCCTCCACCAGCTGCAACGTTGCATCGTTAAAGGCCCAGCGCACCTTTGGACCGTTACGGTATGCCGGGTCGACAGAGTGCTTCAGTGCGTTCAGCTCTTTCCAGGTAAAGGTGGTCGCTGCTGCGGTATTTTTGGTGCCAGTTACCGACGCAGCCAACCCTTTAGGCTGCAGCGGGGTGCCGGTGCCGGTCCCTAATACCAGATACTTCGCTTCACCACGTCCGATGCGAGTGGCGATACGCGCGGCCAGGAACGCCTCGATATCTACGCCGCTGTCCTGGAGCAGTTCATTGGATACGCGAATGATTTTAGAGGACAGTTTTTTAGCCCCCAGCGTTGCACCGCCGAAAGACACGTCTTCTTCACTGGTTTCAGTGTTTTCGCCCAGCAGTTCACCTTCTTCAGTAGTACCGTCAGAGGTTGCCCAGTCAATGTCCTGGCCGTTGGCGGTATTCAGAATTTGCGCCACACTGGCAATTCCACCGTAATCTTTCAGTGCTTCGACGATCTTATTTCGGAACTGGGTTGGTACGGTGTAACCCCCTTTTTCATCCGGCGTCGTGCCCTGAGCACGCAGCTCCTTTAAAGCCTGGCGTTCTTCAGCGCTCATCTCGCCAAGACCACGGCGCAAAAACGCATTAAACGCCGCAGCACGGCGTTCGTTAGCCTGTGCTTCCGGGTTTGCTGGATCACGATTCTGCTGCTGGCGCTGTTCCGGCTCGTTTTCGTGGATATAGTCCTGATCCTGGCGGCGCAGTTCCTCTTCGCGTGCAATACGCTCATCAAGAGCGTCAAGCTCCGATTTTGCAGCGTTCCACTGAGTACGCTGCTCATCGGTCCAGGGTGTATCGCCAATTTTGTCATGCAGGGCACGCATATCTTTGGCGATGATGTTACGTTTTTGCTTCATTTCATGCAGTTTCATGATTTTTCCTTACGCGTTAAGAAGGGTCAGCAGGCGCTCACGCGCCATTCGTTGATTAATGGCGTTCTTTAGCGCACCGCTGTCGCGCGCCTCCTGCCAGGCTTTCATCGATCGGACGCCGGAGTCGGCCTCCTGATATGCGGGATAAGTCACCGGACTGACATCAAACAGCCGGGAAAACTTCGATATTTCACGAATAACGATCCCTTCATCGTCCTGGTACCAATTTTCACCGTCATGGGATACCCGGAAGGCAAAAGATGACTGGTTAATGTCACCGCGCATCATCGGCGCCAGCACCAGATCGCGGATAGTTTGCGTATCCGGCGCTGTAATGTCGTAACGCAGGCCGCGCTCATCGACAGACAGGGATAGCGTCCCGGCAGCGCTCCGTCCGAGAATAAAGTTGGGGTCATGGTTAAACAGCCCGCGGACATCATCATTCAGCACATCGTCAAATGCTCCGGGCTTGATGATTTCACGGAATCCCCACAGGGGTTCAGAACGGCTGTTGAACACCGAGCCATAGCCCAGAATGCGGGTAGGTTCATCGGTGCGTTGCTCGGCTCTGACCTCCCCGCTGTAACAGCGCGTTTCACGGTCATTCATTGGGCTTTTCCTCGTCGGTTTTAGGTGCCTTAAAATCGTCTGCGGGGTTCGCGGCGTTAACGCTCACCAGCATTTCATCCAGGCCATCTACCGGATTCATGTCTTCGAAGGCTCGCGCTTCATTGCGGCTCATCCAGCCATCAGTGATCGCAAAGTGGTAGAACTGAGCACGTTCCTGCGGGGTCCCGCGTAGCAGGCCTGTCAGGTTAAACCTGACGTAATATCCGGCGGCCAGTTCAGCACGGGTGAACAGGCGGCGATTGAGTTCCTGTTCCCAGTTCGTTACCCACGGCATGATCGTGTAGCGGACAAACTGAATGGCCTGCTGCGTAATATTTGAGAAAGTGGCTTTTTCGAGATCGTTAATCATGTGCGCCGGTACATTAAATATCCCGGCAATCATCGACCGATTCAGCTTCGACATATCAATGATCTGGGCATCAACCGGGGAAACGGTGAGCGCTTTGTAATCCAGCTCTGCCGGGAGAAGCATTGTTTTATTCTCCTGGCTGCGCAAAGCAGCTGTAGCTTTTTGCCACATGCTTTTTAAACGCCCCCAGCTTTCTTCATTCAGCTGGTTTTTCACCGAAATAATGCCAGCGGGTCGCGCATTACCGTTGAAGAATGAACTGGTATAAGCCTGCCCGCTCATCCCCATGCCTATCGTCTCGGCATGCTGCATAATTGGGCTAAGCCCCATTTTCTGGTTGTTACCCAGCGCCCGGATATGCACCATATCGTCGGGATTGACGGCAAATGCCCCCTCTTCGTTGTAAACGCCATAGGTATACCGACCACCCGTGTTAAGCAGTGTCGTTTCCCAGGGCATGCAGCATTCCAGCCCGGAAACTTCACCACGACGGGAACGCTTCACCCAGGTGTAACCATTCCCCCAGCCCAAAATATGACGCTGTTTTAACTCACGCCACTTATAGCTGGTCTGCCACATATTCGGCTCATCGTGAACCAGGTAAAACACAGGGTGATCGCGGGCAGCTTCAACCTTGTTATTGGTTTTCCGCATAACGTGCAGCGGCATCTGAGCGATATTTGAAGAGATAACGTAAATACAGGCATACACCGCAGCCAGCTTCATTGCCGTTTGCGGGCTGACAAATACGTCTCGGGCAAACACGTTATCGGTTTCTGCCGATTCACTCGTGATCGGAGTAGCCGGGTTTTCCAGTGGTTCACTGCGAAAAAGAGCATCAAGCAGCATTATTCCCCCTCATTGCCGCTAACAGCGCATAAATGAGTAGCAGGGTTCCCGACATCATCAGAGACATCGCCAGCCCGAACTGGAGATACACGCCTGCAGCAAGCGAACCGAACCCGGTAAGCCCGATAACATCAGTGATTAGAGTTTTCATAGAAGTAAAAGGTCTTCGTCAGGATCGATAGTGGACAGGAAGTCAACCTCACCACCACCGTTAACAAGCAAGCGACTCATCGCAATAAACATCGCGACAGGACCGTCAATTTTGTTTTCAGGCGTGGCCTTGTTGGGGAAAATATTCTCGTTTTTGTCTGGTTTGACGGTGACGTTTGACATCATCCAGGTCATTACCGGATTACCGTCGTGATGAAAACGCCCGGCGTAAATCTTGGCCTCGACTTCCTTCATCGCTTCTGACAGGTTTTTCACCGTCTGAGGGACTTCAACAATCGGTATTCCTTCAGCTGCTACCGACAAAGCAAACTGAGTGGCACTCCAGGGGTCGTACGCGAATTCATTCAGTGATTCACCGCGTGCCCACTCGATCGTTTCCTCTTTAATCACGGCATGGTCAATAACATCCCCATCAGTAAATTCCAGATATCCCGCTTGATTCCATTTGCGGTAAAGTTCCGCCTGCTGTTTTGTGCAGGCTTCCAGCCGACCTTCAGGTATCCAGAATCTGGAGCGGACATAAACATCGCCATTTGGAGCAAGCCAGACTTTAACTGCAGCTGAAATATCAATTTTGTTGGAAAGATCAACGCCGAGCCACATTGACCAGCTGGCCGTAGTTGAGTCATCCCAGGTATCGCGGCATTTTTCCCAGCGCGACATATCCATCCACGCTTTTTCACCCTGCACCCAGATATTGAGATGCTTGGTAAAAAATCCGACCCGCGCTGCCACCTGCTCTTTCGCCTTTTTAGCCAGACGGCGCATATCGTCCCAACGCTTACATATCCCCAGGCCGGGATTTGCTTTCGGCCAGTTTGCCTCGTCGAAAGGATCGTCCCCCTCATCCAGGGTATAAATCAGCGCAAAATAGCTGTCATCCTTAATTGAAAGCGGGTCAGGGTTATCAAAGTTCTTCAGAACCTTGATTGCATAATCACGTTGCTCGTAGCAGATACCTTCTCTATTAAAACCCGCAGTAGTGATTGCAAAAATAAGGGACTGCAGGCGCGCACCGGTCGCTGTTTCCAGAACTTCCCAGACGTCACGGGTTTTATGTGCGTGCAGCTCATCAACGATCCCACAGTGAATATTAAGGCCGTCGAGGTTATTCGCATCACTGGCTACAGGTTCGAATTTTGAACCCGTCCGCTCCTGGTGAATATTCAACTTGTTACTACCAAACAACCGGCCCAGTGTTTTCGGAGCCAGCTTAATCATGCGCTTCGCATCATCAAACACGATGCGGGCCTGATCCCTGGTTGTTGCTGCGGAATAAACCTCAGAACCACCCTCACCGTCGGCACCAGTCATATAAAGCCCGATGCCAGACGAAAGCGTTGATTTTGCATTTTTACGCGCTACTTCGTCATAGGCGGTACGAAAGCGACGCACAAACATGGGGTCGCCATCGTCGTCAAGAATGCTCTCAAACGTTATTTCATCTATCAGCGGGACGACAAACCCGAAAAGGTTAATCAGGATGAAGGTGTGCCAGTCCATCAACTCGATCGGCTTGCCGGTCAAGTGCCCCTTCACATGGGGGACGAAGTTATAAAAATCGAGAACGTGCTGGGCGCGGCCTTCATCAAAATAAACACCGCGCTCCGGGCCGTGCTCTAAATCATGAAAGAACCGCTGGCACGCAAGACGCACCAGTTCGCCAGCAACGATATCGCCAGATACCACGCGCTCGGCGTAGCGGAATCCATCTGCAACGGTTGCCATTCATCATTTGCGCTTTTTAAGAAATTCTTCCAGTGGGTCGGCTTCTGCCGGGCCTTTTGCACCAACCTTTGATCGGCTGGCTGGTGTCATGCCGAATTCGCTCAGCATCGCTCTGATCCGTTTCCACGCATCAGCCTTCATGACTGCTGCTGGGTGCGGTTTTATCATTCTGATTTCCCGCTCCCCTCCTTCATCTGAATCATCTTCGCTGTAGACGGCATAGGTGTAACCTTCACGATCAAGCGTGTCGCAGTGATGCCGGTATTCAACATAGGCTTCTATCAACAACTCCAGCGCTTTAGCATCAAGCGTGGTCAACACGCCGACGGCATCAAGTTCGTCACCAATCCGTTTGAACCAGTACTTACCCTGTTTATCGAAATGTTTCGGTATTGGGGGGACCCCTGACGGGGGTTTTGGCTCGTTCTTATTGATCGGGCGCTTGGATGGGTTCCCCTTCACTAAAGCCAGATGTGTCGGGGTTTTCGGTGGTCCTGGCATAATCGAAAACTCCTATTAATCATTGGATGGGGGACCCCAAAAAAAGTTTTCTAACCTGCGGCGGTGTGAAAAAAGGTTAGGCGGCGGTCCTTTGGGCCTTCGCCGTCAGGGATTTGACCCCGCCCTCCCCTCTGCCTCGTCTCAAATGAGAATCGATATCACTTGATGCGTTCGCGCCCGGTTTTCGTTCTATGGCAGGGCCAGCACAGGCTTTCGAGGTTCGAATCGTCATCGGTACCCCCATGAGCCTTGGCCTTGATGTGGTCAACCGTCTTTGCTGCGACAGCTCGCCCGCTGCGAAGGCAGTTCTGACATAAGTGATTATCACGCTTAAGGATGCGGGCTCGTATGACGTCCCATTTGCTACCATAGCCACGCTCATGCCTGCTCTTACCCTGCTGATGCTGCTGCCAACCTTCATTGCGGTGCTTCTCGCAGTAGCCTGAGCGGTCCGTGGTTGTACCAGGGCATCCACGCTTACGGCATGCACGGGGAATTAGTGCGGGCATCGTTTTAATTCCAAAAAAAAGCCCCGCATTTGCAGGGCTATCTATTTATGAGATCAACGGAGTAGAGATATGGCATCAATTACTTCTTGATCATCTAAGTCTCTGTCTGATGCGATATAATATTCTTCACGCCTCGCATTATTAGGGACTTGTACGACTAATATTGGCAAATCTGTAACCGCACCATCTGGATATTGTAGGCGAATCTCCCTGAGGTGAAGACCGACAGTAACCGTATATGGTTCTGCTCCATTGAAAAAGACAATAACTTTTCTCATCATAGTGTTGGCCCTGATTCCAGTTTTAACCAGGTGACATTATCACAGGCACTCTGTGAATGCCTGCTGTAATGCAGTCTATAACCTGACCAAATGTTTCCAGGATGCCTATCCATAGAACCACCCAACGGTACCCACAGCGGCAGCGATCACCAGACAAGCAATTGCCGTTTTAGGCATTAACACACCGTAAAATGCAGAGGACAATCCCAGGAATAAAACCATTAGCACTGGCCACATACTAAGCAACAGGAAAAAGTAGCCATCTATATCGCTGCGAAACGTCACATTCACTCCAAAACTATTACCCGGACTTTCCATAGCTTGTTTGCTTCGTTGCATGACATCATACAACTGCCCCTTATACAGGAGCTTTAACATTATCACAGGCACTCGATGAATGCCTCCTGTAATGCCTTAGCTGGCCTGCTCTGCGCCGGTATCAAACAGCGCCAGCGCCTCGGTCGATTCCTGAACTGCTTTGATGGTCCGCGCCACCACTTCTGATTCAGTTGTTACGCGGCTGTACTGTTGGATGAACAGCTGATATTTGAGAGGGCTATCCTGGACGAACTCAATAGCCTTAGCTGCCGCTGCTGTGTCGTAGTTCAGGGTGGAAAGCAGATTCAGTCGAATCTGTTCAGCTGGTGTGATCTCTGACATGTCTTACCTCTGTGCGATGTGGGGAGCATTATCGAAGCTACTCGGTGAATGGCTCCTGTAAAGCTATAGCTGCGGTGCTCCATTATTAGGAATACCCCGCTACGCTTGTTATATCCGAAATGTTACCTAAACTAACTTATGACTTTGCTCTGCCATGACAAAGTCTGCCGTTCTACCCGTGAGCTCATGGATGAGCCACTCTCAAGCCTTCCAGGCTCTCATTTTTATTCTCACCCAGTAGAAAATACACCAGCTAAGTGGCTACAATCCTTCATTCGCTGGCTGTTCAGCACCCCGTAGCTTTGGGATTTCCTCCACGGGGTTTTTATCAGGTTTTAACCCGATTTTTCGGTTCAGCATTATCGAAGCCCCTTAGCTCAGGAGCTTCTGTAATGCCTACTGCTGGGCCCTGTGTTCGTAACGGGAAATGGTCTTGCCGTTTGCGTTCATCACATAGGCCACCTCCCCCTGCTTCAGGAACACATTCTGGTCCATTCCCGACACTGAGATACTCTGCTGGTTGGGATTGAATCCAACACTCAGGCCACAATGGATTTCTTCGCCACCATCTGGTGACATCACTTTTACTGTTAACATGCTTCTTCTCCTGCTTCTGGTAATAAAAAGCCCCGCTATTGCGAGGCTCGTTTTTTCTCTGCTTGCCTGATGTCGGCCTTATCCCGGTTGCACTGCCCCAGTGCTGATAGCAGGCTGACGTTTAAATCCAGGCTCTGGCCCCACGTCAGGTTGTCAGGGATTTCCGGTTGCGGGGTGTCAGCCGTCAGGCTGGCTGGTAACGGGACTACGGGTACTTTGACGTAGACCGTTCGCGAATTGTTGCAGCCGCTTAACTGCGCCAGCAGGCACAGGGCGATTAGTGCAATCATCATTCGCAACAGCAACCCTGATATCAGCCGAGGCTCCCGATGCGTCCAGTGCGATCTGCTCTTTTGCATGCTGATTGGCCTCGACGATGGTGTTGAAGATGGTCATGGTGGTCAGAACATTGGATGTAATGGTCTGGGCTGCGTTTACCTGTTGCTCTGCATTATCGGCTCGGGTTTTCTGCTCAGAAGCAGCGTTGTGGTAATGCATTACCAGCCACCCAAGGCAAACCATCAGGCAGATCACAACGGCGCTGATAATGGCGGTTAACCGGCTCATTTCTGCCCCCACAAACAAACTTCACGCTCAATCTCGCGGCGAGTTACCAGGCCTTTCCACTGTTTGCCCTTGGCATAGGTCCAGCGGCGCAGCTGATCACATGCACCTTTCTGGTCGCCTAGGTTGATTTTTCGCAGCAGTGTGGAGGTCTGGAAGTTGCCAGCGCCGACGTTATACGCGAATGAGTACAGAGCCCCGCGCATTGTTTCGGGGATCGGCTTTTGGATGTATGGGTCAATCTGGCGAGCGACGGTGTTCAGGTCTTTACTGAGAAGGGCACGGCATTCAGCCTCGGTGTACTTCTTGCCGAGCATGATGTCTTTGCCAGTATGGCCATAGCAGACAGTCCAGACGCCTACCACATCCTGATAAGGGTTGTATCGCACACCTTCAAGACCATCGTTCCCGGTTGGGCCGGTGATGAGCGCAGAAGCAATGGCTATGGCGCCACCGCCGACGGCAGCGATAACGCTATTCCTCAGTTTTGGTGTCATAGCCATTGAGCCGATCCTCGCGTTCTTTCCGCCGGTAGTACCAGTTCACCCCACAGGTCGTAATGGTGCAGGCTATACCGACAATAATTGCCCAGTCACTGAGGGTCATCCCCGCTATTTTGTCGGCCAAAATCCATACCTCTGCCTTAACTGCCCCGGCATACGCCTTTGCTGAGACACCGCAGCCCGTCAGTGCGGTCCCGGTGCCGTATGAAAGCCTGCTGTAAATGGTGCTCATTTTTGTCATAACCTCACCTCCGTTGATGACGGATGGCGCTGTGCGTAAAAGGGGAAAAGAGGCCCAGACCCTGCAGGCTGATTTATCAACAAAGCACGTCGGGGATGATTCCCGAGGGTCTGGGCATGCTCAATAAAAAACCCGCTCAAGGCGGGAAGAAATACCAAGGGTAAAAGCGACGGCGCGGTAGCCGCAATGGTCCCAAGGTAGAGGGATTTAGAAGGCTGCAGCATAACTATCACTGGTGATGCAGGATAGCCAGTTAGGGCTGCAGCTCGGTTTCGTGAGTGGTGGCCGGCGCTGATCTCCGGCTTTCTCTGGCATTACACGTACCCAAGACTATTCTCCAGAGATAGCGCTGTCCTCATCAAGGGGTGCCGTCTCTAACGTATCAGCCTACGCATTCACCACAACGGAAAGAGCACTGGCTAACCAGGCGCGCCGACTCTTCACGATTATCGGCTCAATGCTCTAACCTGTTGCGTGCTCCGTTTCGTGGAGCAACGGCCAGTCGATCTAACTGACACCGGGAGAGACTTACTTTAGACCCTGTCGTCTTTGCTCAGTTCTGATGCCGGCTAACGGACTTGAACCGCTACCCATTCGCTTACAAGGCGACTGCTCTACCATTGGAGCTAAGCCGGCTAATTTGGTGGAGCCCGATGGAATCGAACCATCTCCTGATACTCTTCAGGCATCCGCGCGAACCATCTACGCCAGAGCTCCGTAATTTGGCGGGACGACGTGGAATCGAACCACGATAAGCAGGTTAACAGCCTGCCGTAATGACCTTTATACGATCGACCCTCAATCTGGTTCAGGGCTCTTGCGCGGCGGGTGTCGACGTGTCGTGCAGCACGTCTCTACCCAAGAGCCCTGACCGGATTGCAGATACGAAAAAGCCCCGGCGAGTACCGAGGCTTAGGAGTTGTTGGTGTCGCTCTACGACGATGTGACAGGGGTACTGATGCAATGCATCTCGCGAATACCCCTGTCGTATCGCCGGAAAGCAAAAAACCCCGCAAGGGCGGGGCTTTCGTCATGTTCAAATTGTCGCTTCTCATCGCTGCCATCGCGGCGCAGCTCTGCCAAGCATGAATGAATTATCTAAACTTCTGGGTGAAAATCAATGTTAATTTCAATTAAGAGCACAAAAAGCTAAAACAGCTAATTTCTCAGGTTTTTGCGGGCGGCTAAAAATGCCTTCCCCTGAAATATCTTGAGGCACCATTTCACGCGCTCTCTCGACTGGTCCGACGTCAGCCAGGGAGCCAGCTTTTGAAGCTCTCTGGTTATGTCCGATATTTTTTTTCGGGTTGTGTAGTAACTCATTCCGACGATGTAAATCGGGTCGGTAACCTCAAAGGCGTCCAGTACGCACTTCTCCATGAATTCAGCGTCGTCGTTGCTGATGGCGGTATCTATCACGCTGCTCTCCTGCTTTGGCCAGAGAATGACCTGTGCACGCTTCAGAGCATTGGGACCACGGAAGCCCTCAGCCCTTGCCTGCTCAATTGCAGCGGTAAAGCGCTCTAAAGCTTTATCTGACCATCTCTCTCCCTTAACTGACCACCAGCAAGAGTGCGCTGTGGGCTTACGCGGGTATACCTCCCCTCTCTGGCTCTCGCCCCATACATTAAGAAGTGACTTAATCCAGGCTGACTGGATGCCAGTCAATAACTCAGGGCGGCCAAGGTATCGTTTGTGCGTGGCGATCGCGACCTCTGACATAGCGGTGTTTTGTCTGCGGCGTTGTAGTGGTGTCATGCAATATCTCCCTTACCAGCAGCAAACTGCGCCAGTGACATAAATGCGCGGCCCTTATCTTCAAGCACCGCTCGATTGATGTAACTAAACCGCTCGCCAGCCCATGACTTATCAAACACGACAATGGCGCCAGCGAAAAACGCACTGGTCGGCCTTTGTTTGTCGTCGGCTGGCTTAAACCACTCGGGCAGATCGAAACCAATTCGCCCACGAATAAAGCAGACGTGATCCGCATCTTCCGGCCACCACGTTTCGCTTGTTGCTGACTTCACCAGGAAGACATAGCGACCGCCCTTCTCTCGTTGCGCAGCTGCATAGTTCATGATGTGCGTCATGCCAGTGATAGCTTGCTTTTCGTTGTACTGAGAGCGGCTGTAAGGCGGGTTTCCGTAGGCTGCGCCGCCGATTGAGGAAAGCATTTCCGACCAGTCCTGCGTCAGTGCATTATCTTCCGCGGTGTACCAGACAGGACATTTTGCATTGCTGTCGTCTGCGAACAGGTCCAGCATCAGCGGGCCAAACATCGCGTTAATACCCCAGAACAGCGGATCCGGAGTTCGCCACTGGTCGCCGACTTCTTTTAAATAGTGATGGGGTGCTGAACGCAGCGCCGTAAGGGCTTCACAGTAAAAATTAGTCATTCACGGTCTCCCCTAACTCCAGGAGTACCTGACTCAGTAACTCAGCCTCAGTACCGAACTTTTCTTCCCATGACTTACGGCCGGCATGAATAGCAACGCCGTAGCCACCAGTACGGTGATGCGCATGGCATAGCGGAATGACATGGAAGTTATCAGCGCGGACAGACAAGCCAGTACCAGAGCTGCAGTGATGGATTTCAGCAGGCGATTCGCCGTAATTGAGGTTCCGGCATACGATGCAACCCAGCGCAGCTACGCGGCTCAGATGGAGCTTTTCAGCCTTGGTTTTGGATTTGCTCATATCGCACCGCCCTGGTGCGACAGACAAGCAGAAATACCAGCGTTAGTGATAGCCGGTGTCAGGGGGTAAATCTTTTGAGGGTGTTTCTTCTGCGCCATCGGTTTTTCTCCGTGGCACAGCGATCGATAAGCTGGGTTGTTCAGGCCCGCTGTTATTATAAATCAGACAGAGAAATACAGGTAGTGAGTTTTGCGTTTGCCGTCAGACTTTTAGAAAAGAAAACCCCGCCAGCGCGGGGTCTTATTCAGGAGCTTTTTCAGCGACCTTGTTGTGAACTTCCCACAGGCTAATGCCGCAACTCGCGCAGAAGTTAGCGAGGTAGTCCAGGCCAGACCACTCGCGAATCCCTCCGCGAGCAGCCTCCACAAACACAGCTATATCCTTCCCCCGCCACAAGCCGAACAATCGCCAGCCGCCGCCATCAGGACTTTTTACAGCGGCTATGCGCGTTAAGACGCCGGTTTGATAAAGCTCGGTGAAGGCCGGTTTCTTTCTGGTTATCATTCGCATAAATACAAACCTGTGATTTGTTGATAACAAATAGCGCGTTTGCGTTTTATGGTTTCACCTCCTGCGGGGCGGCTGCGAACATGGCGGCGTGGCAGGTTTTCTCTGCCCACTCCAGATACTTCTCTTTCACCCCTTCATCCAGTCCGCGAGCCAGTTTTTTGAAATCCGGTACTACCGGCGCTGGCTGCTCTTTGATGTGCAACCGCGGTTCACCGTCTTTCGGCTCCGGCCATTCGCGTTGCTTGTTTACCGCCAGCTTATCGATCATCGCCTGGGTTATTTGCTCGTCTGTAATACCAGCCCGGCGCTGGGCGTCCCACAGCAGGAATTGCATATCAGCCCATTCCGACAGGTCGCCAGGCTCGGCAGCGGCTTCCAGTGCTTCTTTGCTGAGGTGCTTCAGCGGGCCAACCGGGCCGACATTGCCGAAGGTAGCCTGTGACCACTCGGCATGCGCACTGCGTACCTGGTCACGTTCCGACGCTGGCTGCGCGTGGCGATAGAGCGGCGCATCCTCGGTCCCAGCAGAGGCAGAGATTACCTTTCTCATCCTGGCTGTATCGGTTGAACAGAAAAGCTGTCGCTCATTACAATCCTGCTCGCTGTCCATTGCGGCCTTGCGGCGTTCCTGCAGCTCTTCCAGAGCAATCGTCAGCGCGTAATAAAACGAGTGGTCAACTCGATTGTCGGCGCGTTCTGCGTTATCGCGCGCCAGTTTGACACTGTTCAAAAGCTGGATGACGCTGTTTTCTGCTAACTGGTTATTGGTCATTGGTTGGCTCCCCGTGAAATTTTGTGGCCCGGCGCATAGCAGCGCTGACGGTCTTTGCTGATGCGCCAGCCAGCTTTGCGCGCCTGCTGAGAAATGTCGGTCATATTCCGGCCGATGAAATCATCCTGCCCCTGCGGATAGATTTTCCCTGACTGACAACCATCACAGTCGCAGTAGAGGTCCGCGCAGAATCCTTCAGTGATAGCCATCACTCAGCCTTGTATCTTAAAGATCGGTTAAAATAGCATCGGAATGATTTGGCAAGGCTCATGCAGCTCGAACTCAGCCAGGGGATTAATAAGCCCGATGTGGAGCCAATTGCGCATGAGCTGAGC